TCAAGTGGTGAAGGTAATATACCTGATGCTGATAAAATAATTGCAAGAGAAGATAGAAACATATCTGTTGCTTTATTATCGGATTTCTTCTTAACAGCACAAAAATCCGGTATATCAGGTAGTTTTTCACAATCTAAAATTAAAATCTTTACTAATTTAGTTAAAGAGATGTTGGATGAAATTAAAAGAGTTATAAACTTTAAATTAATTCCTACTTTGTTAGAAAAGAATTTAATGGATTTATCTTTAATGCCAACTATTGAATTTTCTGAAATTGGTGATTTAGATTTAACAAACTTAATGTTATTTATTCAATCTGCTGATAAATCAGGTTTAGTACCACCGACATTAGGAATGTGTAATGCAATCCTTAAACGCTTGTTAGGTAATGACACACCTGATATTACACAGGAAGAATTTGATAATTATCAAAGACGTAGAGAAGTTAATACTTGGGCATACGGTTCTGAAAATTTAGCAGAGGAAACAGCCAATAGTGCTGTTAAGCCTGACGAAGCAGAGCCGATAGAAGATGATGAAGAAGAAAAAAAGAATGAGGATAAATAATGGGTATTAATTATTTAACAGTAAATACTTTTCATCCTGCATACAATGATATTTATACAACTGCCTTCATGAAAATGCAAGCAAACCCAGAACAACGCTACAATGTAATAGTCGTTGATAGTCCAGGTGGTTATTGTTGGTCGCTGTCGGTTTTATTAGATTTAATTCAAGATAGTCCAAAAGATACTATAACTATTGCAAGCGGTATTGTTGCAAGTTGCGGTGCATGTTTGGCTACGGCAGGTACTCCAGGATTAAGATTAATCGGAAACAATACTAAAATGCTTATTCACGAAGCAAGCGGTATGGTTTGGGGTAAGACATCTGACATTGTATCAGAAGCAAAGAATATTCAAAATACAACCGATGAATTAGTATATGGTACTTTCGACAGAAATGCCGACAGAGAAAAAGGTTATACGCAAAACTTAATTAAAGAAATTAACAACGCTGACTTATGGCTAACGGCAGACGAAGCAATAGCACATAGATTTGCTGATATTAAAATGAGTCGTGCGACAGCATTGTTATCGTTAGATAAAATTTATGACGAGTATTTGGCTAGAAAAAACCAATATGAACTCGGTTATAATAATGACTTTCCTTTTGAGAATAGGAGAGGGGGTACATTATGATTATAACCAATCCTAAAAATGTTAAAATAACCATTGCGGAACAGCCAAAAGAAACTCCGAATGTGTTAAAAAGCATTGAAGTAAAAGTAAGGAAGGTGCAAAAATGAAAATGTTTAATCCAACGACAATGTGGTTTTCCAAAAGCGTACAGAAGTTAGAAAATGAACAAGCAGAACAAGAACAAATACCTCAATTAACAGAGGAAGATATTTTGAAAACTATTGACATTGCACCTAGCACGGAAAGTACAAATAAGGAGAATACATCAGAAATGGGAAAAGAATTAGATGAAAACAATTTGATTTTGAATAAAATCAATGTAGTTGTTGATGCTGTAAAATCTGCATTAGGTCTTACAGATGAAGTGGTTACAGAAGAAACCGCAGAAGTAGGCGAGGATGCCCAAGAAGAAGAAAAACCTGCATCAGAAGAAACGGAAGTTGTTGAAGGTCAAGAGCAAGACGATGAACAACCTAAAAATGATTCCGAAGAAAATGAGCCATCAGAGGAAGAAACCGTAGAAGCAGGTGAGGAAGAAAAACCCGAAGAACAGGAAGAAGGGCAAGAAGAACCTGCCGAAGAAGGACAACCTGCGGAAGAAGAAGTTGAAGAACAACAAGAAGAACAGCCGGAAGATGAACAAGAGCAAGAATTAGAAGGCGAACAAGAAGATGTTGTTGAATCAACAGAAGTAGCCGAAATCAAAGTAGAAACAGACGAAATCGAAGAAGATGAAAAAGGCAAACTGTTACAAGAAATTGAAAACCTAAAGGCTGAAAAGCAAGAACAGGAAATTAAATTACAAAAAATGGCTTTGTCTAAAGAGGTCGAAAAAGACTTTGGTGGAGTTCCTGGAAAGTTGGAAGATAAAGTTGAAATGGTTTTTGAAATCAAAAATTCTGCTTTATCTGACGAAACAAAAGAAACTATACTTGCATCATTGAAACAATTATCTATCAACAATTTAAAAGATTGCACAGAAATTGGGCATGACCAAGAAGTTATAGTTGATGAAAATGCAGAAAAGAAAGCAAAAATTGAACAGGCTATGAAAGAACATGGCTTGACAGAAAATCAGGCATTTCTTTATGTAAATGGCGAAAGAAGTTTAGCAGAAGCAAAAAAATTCTCTAACAAAGTTCGCAATAGAAAGTAATAGAAATTAAGATTTTAATATAAAAATTAGGAGAAATTAAAAATGGCAAAGAAATCATTTATTGCTGGCGTAGATTTAACCGATAAAATCGGATATGCTATCATAGCAGACAACAGCACAGGAAAGGTTAAACTTGCAGGTACAGCAGGCGTTGGTTGCTTGGGTATTCTTATGAATGACGGTAAAGCAGATGCTTCTGTTGGAGTTGCAATGGTTGGCGAAGTTACAAAGGCTAAAATAGCAGGTACAGTTGCATTTGGTGGATTGCTTGCTACTGATGCTAACGGCAAATTGGTTGCACTTACTTCTGACGATGTAGCAGTTGCAAAGGCATTACAGGCAGGTGCTAGTGGCGACCTTATTTATGTAGTCGTACTTTAATTTATTAAAGAGTTAAAAACAAATTATTAATTTAGGAGTAATTTAAAATGATACAACATACTGATGCACAATTTGACGAAACCTTAACAAAACGTGCTATCGCACTTTTGGAAGGCAGAGAAGATTTTGCCGTTGTAAATGGCGCTATTCCGATGATTCCTACGGAAGTATTTAACGGCAATTATAAAGTTTGGTCTGCAAGCGATTTCCGCAGACGTAATATAGAAAAAAGAGCGCAGGGAACTGAATTTAAGAGAGTAAATATCGGCGTTGAGGAAAAATCTTTTAAATGTGAACAAGAAGGTTATGAAATTGCTATCCCTGACAGAAACAGAATGGCTAACGAAGCAGAAGATACATCATTAAAAATGGTTGAAGATGCTTATGCACAGTTCGATATTAGACTTGCTGAAAAATTAGTATCTGGCAACTTCACAAAGGTTAAAACAGGTGTTGCTTCTTCACCTTCTACTAACCAATTCGTAAAATGGAATCAAGCAGGTTCTAACCCGATTGCTGATATTAAAGCAATGAAGTTAGAAATCAAACACGCACTTGGCGTAAACCCTGATTCACTCTTAATCACAGAAGATATTTACAACGCATTGACAGAAAATGCAACTATTCTCGCTAGATTAAGAACTGATGCTGACAAAGACATCAATGCACAGAAACTTGCACAGTTCTTTGGTTTGAAAAATGTTTACATCATGGCAGGTTGCAAAACAACTACCGAAGATGGTCAAGCAACTCAAACTATCGGAACTATCGCTACTGCCGGTACTGCTTTATTGTACTACAAAGGCGATGTTGCAGGTGCTACAACTCCTTCTACAATCAAATGCTTCTACAACACTAATACTTATGGCGCAGGCTCAAATGGTATTATAATCCAAACATATCGTGAAGAAAAAATCACTTCTGATGTTATCCGTGTTGTACAAGACTTTACTGTTGTAGTATCAATGGAAGAAGGTGGCGTACTTTTAACTAGCGTACTTTAGTACCGTAGGTATTAGGTCGTTAGTTACGAGCCTAATATGTTTTTATAAATGCAGACAAGATGGGCATTTTGCCCATCGGGATTTCTGCTCGTAGTTTAATAGTGGGTGTTACCCTTTTTATACACCCACTCTTTTTTTAACACTTTTGAGGAAATTTGATATGTTAGAAACTATTGAAATACCGGTTAAATGTCGTTTTGACATACCGAGTTTAAACCAAATGGCTATGCCGTCATATAAGGCAGGAGATATATTTTTATTTAACCCTTATCACGAAGTACATGTTGAACTTGATGAACATGGCTGTTTTGAAGAAATCGACAACAACTTATGCGATTTTATTTGCCAATATCCGAATGTTATATTAGGAAGTAAAGATTATAAAGTTGGCGAAAAAATTGCTGATAAAGATATAAAAGCATTAGATGAAAATGTTATAAGAGATTTATGTTATGTTGGTTATATCCAAAAGATTTTAAAGACAAAAACTTCATCTAATAACAAATCAAAAAATCAAAAGGCAAAAAAATCACCCTCTGAAACCTACGCTATACTTGCACGAAAAATAGGTATTGATAATGCGACCTTCAAAAAGACGATTTTTGATGAGTTAGGTATAGAAGTTAAGGATATGAGAAAAAAAGTGCCTTTAAAAACAAAGACAAAAATTTTAAAGATTTTTAACCAATAATATCAATATCTTTGGAGAAGGATTAGAATGCCAATAGATTTTAC